GGTGGCAAAGCGGAAATGCTAGGAAAGAAGCTTGTCCGGTAACACATTTGACGATGTGGTCTCTCATAGTGACGGTGTCGAACTTAGGGTAGCTAGTGGCCGCTACCTCTTCCATCCATGGTTGATGGTGGTTAGGGAACTGCACGTCTTGTGAATACGTGCCGTACCAACTACTAACCCCATCAGTAACAGTCTGGGCATGCCCCATCTCTGCAACCACGGCGGATGCCAACTCCCCAATAATTGGGGTGTTCCTGTCCGTCAAATAGAAACTTGTCATCTTCTCGTTCAATTTCTGGATGGGTGACAAAGGACAACCAACAGTGACGTGGAGCTTTGACATCTGACGTGGCAGATCACACATACTCGAGGGGTCCCCATGCCATGGGTTCCACCATCTCGACAGAAATTGGAACGGTTTCCCGAATAGAACGACGTCGGCCTTGTATTTCTGGCCATAACACTTAGCAGCCCAGGACAGACACTCTGCTAACTTTAGAGGGTCTATACCATAAGGGACGCCACACAACCCATCATCGCCACCAAAGTGGCCATGGTCCTTAATAATGACCGCTGCATCTCTGGCCGCGAGGCCATAACGACGGAGTGCAAGGTACATAATAAAGCAGTTATCTGTGGTATTGAGTGAACTGGTTTCCATTGATCCTGATTGCCGCGTAGCCCCGCTGTCGTAAGTTCGGGGCTTGGAGCCGGATGACTGGTCACCATACATCTTTACCTCATTGTGGTTATTGTGTCTGTGTTCTTGACCCACTTCATCAGCGTAATCTGGAAATGCGCCAATTAGTAGGGGTCGTTCGATATCTTCTCGGACGAAGTCGGTGATACGTCCATCAAACCGACTTCCATCGCACAATATTACTGCACAGCATCCTATCAAGCATGATACCATTCGCGCTGCGATGTCTCGCGGCGTCTTGAACGCATACCAGCCGAACTTTGACAGGGCATTGGCAAACGGCAAGATGAATCGCGCATAACTTAGTTTGGTAGTGCTGTCAAACTGGGTTATTACGCGTGGATCCTTCACCTCGCTGTAAGCTTCTGCTTTGATAAAAGCTTTGACTATTTTCTTTACTCGTGCTCCCAGTGAGACAGACTGCTTAAAGCCCACTTTCTGGCGTGCTGTCTTCTGATTCTCATAAACCCTTTCGAGTTCTACTGGGTGCAAATCGGGAAAGATTTCATCTCCGTTTTCATCAACACTGTGGAGCATAGTGTCAACAAATTCTATTGCGCAACGGCGGGCAAACATGGAAGGAGGGTGCAGCTTGCTATTCTCTGCAATTAACCCAACGATCCGACTCTCCACAGCCCATTGTTCGTTGGAGCTGTGCTTTGTCGGGTTGTAGGCCCTATTATCCAGTGGACTCATGAATGGTACGACCACTGGTTTTTCCTTCTCATCTCCGCATCCTGTGACATTAGAAGAATACGATTTATTCGCAAGCATAACGGGAGTAACAACCGGAGCATGACTAGAGCGTGTTGACTTATAGTACGACAACAGATATGAAGCGAACTGTCTTGCTTCATCCTCAGGCAGATCACGTGGAAGCCACGATTTAACTGTGGCTAAACTCACGTCGGACAAAGAGTTATCTTGGGCTAAGAAACAAGTCTCTAACCTCCTCCCCTCTATCTCAACAGATCCGTAAGCGCTCTCACCCACTCGGGCGACCGAAATGACACTGTCATCAACCGTTTTAACATGGAGTGTTGCAAAATCTCCAGTTACCGGGACCATCCTATGCAAGATTGGATAAGCAACCAACCATCTCGCAATAAGTGAACTCAAGAAATAGAAACGCATGATCGGTACCAGGAGCACAATTGCCTGGAAATCGGTTAAGTGGCGTTTCTCGACCAAATACACAACAGACTTCAACCCCCACCATGACGAGACCATAAAATGATCTCCACTGTAATCCCAAAGTTGGTGCTTGTAAGTAGCACCTCCGGAAACATTAACACACAGGTTATTGTCCTTGTCGAACCTGTATGTTGTATTACCATCGGATTTTGCTGCCTTTGTTGGAATCACTGTATAGATGAAGGTCGGCTGATGCCTGTCTGCCAAAGTTTTAGGTAAGTCTTCTAGGTAGTAATCAACATCTATGAGTATTCGTAAATACTCATTTGGACGTCGATCATTTCGTTCCTCTACTTTCAAATCCTTTGCCCAAAAGTACGGGCGATTTCCTGCCAGTCCATCGCGTTGGTCTGCGTTGGACATAGACTCAGAATAAATACTGAGCCCAGTATGGTGGGCAAGTAACTTTGCAAGGTCACATGCAGCAGTACGTGTAGCTGCAGCATAACCATGTGTGTGGTCTTTGCGTTCTTGGATGTACGGAGCAGGTAGTTCAGCAAAAGCTGAACGCAGCTCATCGTAACGCCCATGTGCACGGCCTAGGCAGGGCAGATGAAATCTGGCCCACCGTTTGAACCTTAAATAGGCCATGGGTAGAACGATCAATGACAAAATGAACAACGCAACGGGCAACCATAACTGAAACGTTTGGGTGACCTCGGGGCCATCATGGGGAATTCCCCCTTCAGCGTCTTCTGGTGCGTCTGTGTCTTCATCCCCATAGTCGGGAACATAAGAGGCGCATGCCAGGTAAAAAGTGAATATCGTGTATGTTAAATAGCGTAACA